CATAGTCGCTGTATTGATATCTATTTCAATGACTGGCACGGTGCTTCTTTGCCTCCATCTTCTGCTTTATCCGTTTCGTTGTTCTCTCGAGCCATAAATTATCAAGCAGTAAAATTCGTTCTGTGATAGCGTCCGCATCGCTAGAATAGACAGCTTCTTTCCGTATTTCAGAAAGCTGAAGAGGATTTGGAGTTCCATTCATCCCATCCCACAATCTGCAAGAGGATAGGCGGTAAAAGACTGAGATAGCTTCTTTGTTCTTTGTAGATAAGTACGTAGGCTTCTCGCATTTGTAGCATTTCGCTTCTTCCCCAAAATCCCATGCTAATCGATGACATTCTTGGCAACTGGGGCGAGCGTCATCAAACTCGAACTCGCCCCAGCGTCTCAGTTTTTTACGTCTTCGATTTCACCAAAACGAGCGACTGCAACCACACGGAGATATAACCCTGAGAAGAACTCTGGATCTATGTTGACGAGTGTTGCTAGCATATCTTGGCTATAAGGAATCTCGTTGCCAGCAACATCATAGAATCCTTTCCATTTCACGATACACTCTTTTAACGTATCCCTAATAGTGTATCTGGTAGCAATATCAGTATCGTGCCCTGCTTCTTGCAAAGCATAGTCCTTAATCTTCCTACGCTTTGTTTCTGTCAGGGGTCTGACCCAAACTCCCTCGCTCTTGTCTGCCTTCAATGGAATAAAGAACGTGGAGCTTGCATATGCTTCTGTGAGTAGTACTGGCATACGTCCTCTCTATTCCTGCACAAGATACAGAGAGCTTTCACCTTCTCGTATAGAAGGACTGCCCATAGCATAGCCATCCTGTTCTAAGGTCAAGAACTCGCCGTCACTGGAAAGCGTAGGCGTATTGAACCGAACCCGAGGAAGGATAGCAGACAAGGTATAGCCCTGCTTATCGCCGAGCATGACAGAAACTGGAAGCTCATAGCCACGATAGCCACGCCCGAATTCCTTTGCATCTTCCGTACGGAAGTACAGTCCACCAGAAAGCGATATGGCTCTCTTGCCGTCTGCATTTTCGCCTGGGTATTCGTCACCGATTTCGTTCGTGAACGTAGTCGGGGTGGAAACAGAAAGTTCTCCCTCCCTCCGTTTACCCATTGTTCCATTGACAAAGACTTTGGCGTCACGGCTCTCTACTGGAGTTCCAATGGCAGAGGCGGTGGGAAGCCAAGGGGTAAGAATATCGTCTGCTACCCATGTGCTGGGGGTAGGATAGACAGTGATAGTACCATTGGTAGTATCCACGGCTGTGATTTTGTAGCCAGTATTGGTGTTGGTGTCGCTTCTTGTCTTGTTTTGAATCAGAGCACCAACAGTAAAGCTATCTGCCTCTCCAGTGGGAAGCGTAACGACAGCACCAGAGATAGAAGAGACGGAGCTAGTGCCACACCATCCCATCTTACGACCTGAGAGCGAGAAGTTGACCGCCTGACCGCCTGTCTTGGAAAGCGTGAACGTGGCATCCGTCACAACACAACCTGACATAAACGAGACGAAATGGTCAAACTCCATCCATACACTGACCGTAGGACGGCAGACCTCTTGTAACCAGACACGAGACGATAATGATACAGAGGCGTTATCATCGTGCTCTGCTGCCGTTGTTCCAAGATAGCCTCTCGTACAACCAGAGAGAGTGAATGTACCGCTGGACTCAGTACAGTCAGTATAAAGAATCTTTTCAGATCCTATGCTCACCACGCCACGAGGAGGCAAGATTCCGCCCGTGATGCCGTCTACAGTGAAAGAAGTAGCAGATGCTAAGACTTGAGCAGTCAACGCCCCTGTCACAGAGCCTGTTGCTTGCACGCTACCCATCAAGGCTGTGAGCAAGGCGTCTCCTTGCGGAACTGCAAAGCTTCCTTGAGTACGCAGGAGCATAGGAATGGAAATATCTCCTGCTCCAACAGCATCTTGGAACTGCTCGAGCACGTTAAGAGATTTCGATAACTCCTCACTATTGGAATAGCTTGGAGTCTGACTCATAGAACCTGAGCCAGATGGAAGGATAAAGCCAGATGCAACAGGAGTTTGTAATACACCAGCAACATCCTCTTGCATTACAAATACTCTTTGAAGATTTGATTTACCGATATTCTGACAAGCCATTTATGCTACTCCTCCAGTCCATGTTGTATATGGAACGGACACAGAAAGACTGTAACGCTCATCGGGGTCTTTCCCGATGATCAAGAAAGAAGGCTCTCCACAGTAGACATCTCCGTTTACTGTGGGCAAAGCCTTGCGCCGATATGCATCGCACAATGTCTCTGCAAGAGCATTGGCTGTGGTAACTCGCTCTGTGACATTGAACGGAATAGAGATAGTAATCGTATACACGCCGTGCCGTTTGGATAACCCTAGCCTTCCTCCAAGCTCTTCTTCCGTAGAACTTGAGGGACGCAAGGCTTGAAGCAAGACGATATGTTTTACATCTGGATTGAACGAGGAAGACTCTGGAACTATCTGTACAGCACTCATATTCGCCACAACCTGAGAGAGTACTGTCCTAAGAGCCGTCCCTATCTGAGAGAGTGTAGGCGTTGCCATCTATCTTGCTCCCGACATAAAGAGACACTCTTCTGCAATTCGTCTCTTTATGTTTGCGATAAAGTTAGCAATGAATCCGCCCGGCTGTCTCTTGCTCCAACCTGCCTCATGATAGAGGATATACTCGACATTGTTCACAACGTAGATGACTTCTGCGTTGAGAAGGCTTGCAGGATTTGGAACGCTTGGAGAGTAAGTTGCCTGTCTTTCTCCAGGAGTGAAGCCAACGGCGTTCCCTTCTCCAGACATTAACCATCCTGCTTGTGCTCGACCTGTATCTTTGGGCGTTCCTGCTTGCAGCTGTGCAAACTCTTCAATCAAGACTTCTACAATGATCTGTTTTGCCACAGTCCCTAATCTGGACAGAGCTTGTGAGACCACACGATTTAGCTCGATGACAGAGTTCACTCTTGCCTCGTTACAGTCCCTCACTATGCGAGTGAATTCCTCTCTTGAGGGCATCTAACAACAGCCCTTTTTCTTAGGCTTCTTTGAGCAAGAGCTAGGCTTGGAGGTGGAGTTACTCTTGGGTTTCTGTTTCGTTGCCATTTTGATTCTCCTCTTCAGGTTGTGGATCTATGCTGACAGAGCCAGCTTCTTTGAGTTCTATTGCGTAGAGAATCTTCTCGCTCGCTGGTGCTGTCTCGTTGACTGCAACTACGTTCCAACGAATTCCGTCTATCTCAAAATAGTCAGACACATTGATTTGGTTCAACACGTCTCCAGCGACATAGAGAACAGAGCTTCCTATAGAGAAACCATAGTTCCTTTGCTCGTTGTATCCTGCACTGGTGCGCACTGCCCAAACGGATGTCGCTGTTTCTGTCGTTGTGTATGAATCTGTCTCAGGGGTATATGAGCCTGATTGAGAGACCGCCTTGTGAATAACTAGCATTCCTTTCTTCTTGATAACACTGGCAGTAGCCTTAAGGATATTCGCATACGAAGCCATACTATGCTCTTCCTATAGTGTAGACGGTCGAGCCAGAAGAATCGGAGGGAGAGGACTTCAATAGCCATTCAACCCGTGCGGTGATGGCATCTCTCCTTGGCACGATAGAAGCACCGCCTGCTCCGTAGCTGTAACTCTCTGTGATAGGACCGACAGTGACGGAACGAGAAGTCACCTTTCCTGCGTATTCGTGCTCTTCAAAGAAATCCGTGCCATTCGTAATAGCAACACAGGCTTCTATGCAAGCAGTCTTCACGGAAGATGGTACTACGTTGGATGCCATCTCCTTGCTGTGGACAAACACGCCTTCACGTGGCCAAGCCATCTCTCTATCGTTTACTGGAATTCCTTTCCAGTCTAACGAGTTCAGCCAGTCGGTGGCTCGTATCAAGGCTATCTGTCTTGTCTTCTCAAGGTCACTTCCAGAGGTCGAGTTTTCTTCCCACAGCCCTCTGTCTATGGCATAGGTCTCTGCATCTGATAACGACACATAGCTATTTGCACCATCTACTAACGTGCCGTCTTCTACTTTTATCGTAGGCATCGAAGACTCCTTTTATTCAAAAAAAGCGCATACGATTTGTACACGCTTAAGCTTTTTTTCTGCTCTTTTTCTTTGAGCCTTCGTCTACCTTATCGTTGGATTCGTCTTCCTTGAGATACCAGCCGTGAGCTTTCCAGTGTTCCACAGCTTCCTCTGGAACATCTGCTACAGAAGCTCCTGCTTGTTCCCATGGCTTGTCGTGATACATTTTTACGAGCATATCTTTCTCCTCTTTTGTAGTTGGTTGCGGAGAGACCTCAACCAGAAGCACCTCTCCGCAACCTTCCTCTAACCCACCGCCAAAGGATCTAGCCGAGGAGAATTGCTACGTGCTCAGGTTTAATGAGCTTCACGCCCCATGCCAAGCCGACTTCAAACTTCACTCTACGATATTCACGATAGAGAGCGACTTGGAACGTAATGCCAGAGACAGGGTCGGTCACCAGTTCCACGCCTTCGCAAGAGTCACCACCTGCTGGCATCGCTGGAGCACGGCAGATAAGTTGGATTGCGTTTCGATCAAATGCCATATTGGCAGTATACGCACTGCCGACAGCAGCTGTAGCGTTATCAGCAACAGTAGCACGCAATCCAGGTTTATTGAGAACCAGAGGAGTAGCAGTGTTATCAGTGCTGACAAGGTACTTATCAGTACCACTACCAAAGGTAAGAACGTCACCAGCCTTGAGAGCTACTGCGGTGGCAGTGTCGTATGCGATAGAGGTATCACCAACTGCATAGCCACCAGCCTTATTGACAGTCAACGTGCCAGTGACAGACCCAACAGTGTGACTTTTAATCTGAGCAGATTCACGCACGTTGAATCCCATCAAAGAGAGGAGCGTGCCTCTACGCAGGGTAGCATCGCTATTGTTTTCCCCCGCATGGGTCAGGTTGGTGAGAGAGCGAAGTTTTGCACCAGCTGCGGTGTCGATAACAAGCTGAAGGTCGGTCAACGGAGCACCGTTGTCTGCAAGGATTTTTCGCACATTCGCAGCATCCGAAAGGTTGGATGCAAAAGGAGTAGTCCCCGCCGTGCCAGTTGCTCTGGAGGCAGAAACATACAACCCTGCAAGGTCTGTTTCTACTGCATTGACAAGAGCACGCATGGCTTGCGCAATCTGCTGAGCAAGAACGGCGTTGTATGTTCCAGCGTTATTCATGCCGAGCTGTTCTTCACCATTCCAACGGACAGGAGCCATCTTGCTCTTAGTGATTTTCATCTCGACATTGGAGATGGTCTGGTCTCCGTTGTCGGCTGGAGTAGAGCCGGGGGTGATATCGTAGGTGGTGGCAGACGGAGTGACTGGAATCAGTATGGATTCGTCCTTAGCTGCACTTGCAGCACTAGCATTGACAGCAACGGACGGAATAAAGCCAGTCATCTCACGGCTAACGATGTCAACGGCTTGATACAGAGTAGGAATGAGATTGGTGAGAGTATTGGACATTTTGAAATTCCTCTAAGCGAGACAGGCTAATCTACGATGTTCACGCCTGACTTTATCGCTTTCATCTTATCTTGTGGTGACAAGCCATCGAACTGAGACCGTCTCATAACCTTTGCACCTTGAGCATAGGATGCTCCAGCTGTTGCACCAGATCCTGAAACGGAACTTCCAGCAAGCAAGGCTTGCCCATTTGGGAGAGCATTAATCAGTCGAGAGAGGGCAACGTCTACACTCGCAAGCGCTCCGTTGTTATCAAATATCTTGTTGCCATCGTCTCCGTAGGCAACAATCTGACCATCCTCGACCTTGAAGTGTGAACGGAAGTGTTCACGTACATAGGATTGGTGAATCGGGTCTTTGCTGACTTTCTCTTTGATAAACTGAGAACTAGCTAGCGCAGTATCTACAAGCATACTATTGAACCGAGCTTCAGTATCTTTAGCTATCTGTCTAGCCTCGTCACGTTCCTTGATGACAGGATCTAAACGAGCCTTCAGCTCAGCCTCAAATCTCTGCCCAGCAAGTTTTTGGTCGGCGGTCATTGTAGCGACTTGTTCCATCGCTCTCTTTCCAGCTTCAATATCAAAGTCGGAATATCTGGCTTTGAAGTCACGAAGCTCTCTTTCTGCACTCTCTGCACGAGAACGTTCTTTACCCAAAGCAGACGACAAGCCTTCAATCTCTGAAGCTGTCTTGAATCCGCCGTTCACATTGAGACGGTACTTTCCGCTTGATGCATCCTGCACGTATAAGTCTGCGAGAGATTTGTCTAAGCCTTCAATAGTTTCTACTACTGCATCAATACCCATATTCATTTCTCCTTGGGGAATCTCTCCCCAACACAAGCATCTCGCTTATATGTGTGCTACTATTTACTAAAAAAGTAACACGATGTCAATATATCACTTACCTTAAGCCAAGGTCTTTGAGAGTCTGGACTTGCCCGTCACTATCAATCAGGTCGTTCCACGAGATATCTCCATTCCGCAAGGCGTTTGCACGTGCTGGACCTACGATTCTATCTTGAACCTTGGGGTCGAGATGTCCAAACCATTCGGAATACCATAGGTTTGTTCTCCTCGTATCAAGGATAGCACGCCCTCCTGTATCTATGTTCCCTGCCTCTCGTTCTACCCACGTTCTTGAGAGGCGTTGCACGTCTGACATCTTCTCTCCAAGGTCTACGTTTTTCTTGAGGATGAATTGCCGTAGGCAACGACACCGAGAGTGTAACGGCATCGAAGGACCTTTCCCTAGCTCATAAACTTTACCATCTAAGGCAGCACACGAAAGACAAACACGTGAATCCAGCTTGCTTACCCATCTCCACCCAGAGAGCAATTCCTCGTTGGCCTCCATGACTGCATCCATGGCTCTGATATTGCCTACTTGAATGCTCGTTCTGGCTATAGAGATAGCGTCTCGTTCAACTGTACGAAATCCTTCTTGCATCGCCTCTAGGAATTCGTCTGCATCCATCTCGCCTATGATAGCATTTTCTATCCAGTGTGCTGTCTTGGCTATGCTTTCACCTTTGACAACGCTCGACCGCAACGAATCTATTACTGAAGCTCTCGCACTATCTTTAAGATCTGATACGAGACCATACAGGCTCTTGTCATAAATGACACTGTCAACGTCACCAAACCACACTGCAACTTGCTCTCTTGTCAATCCAACGTCACGCACCGCAAGCAATGCGCCGTCCATGGACAGCATCGCCGTGTATGCTTGAGAGGATGCAACGGCAGATTGAATCCCCGCCTCTTTGCTTATACTCTCTGTCGTCACACTCGTGGCGTTCAAGACATCGTCTATCCAAGATTCCAACCGATACAGCCTCTCTCTATCAAGCTCGCCTACGTTCCTGATATTCAAGTCTTGTATCTGCTTCTCTGCTTCCAGCCTGATATTCTCCAGGGAGGCAATGAGCGAGGCAACAACGGCACTGTCGTATGTATCAAGCTCCTGCCTCCAATAGAGTGTGCGAAGCAGATGGTATCGTTCTAAATCCGTCATTTAACTTGTGGCTCTTGAGGCTTTGGCTGTGGCATCTGGTCTACAGGATTCAAGAGAGACGTGCTTGGCTGTGCCTTCCCATTGAGCAACGAGGATAGAGAAGAGATGCCTACGCTAGATCCATTCATAAGCGTAGTTCTCGCTATCTTGTCTGTCTCTCCCTCCACGTCAAAATCATCGGGCAAGCTCCCAGATGCCTTGAGAAGTTCAAGATATGTCTCGTGCGATATAGCCCCTGCACGATACATCTCTAGTAAGTATTCGTCCTTTGCTTCTCTCGTAAACACATTATTAATGTTGACGGAAGGACCTTCTTCCATGCCCCACCATTGGGATATGTCATAAAGGCAGTTCTCAAGGAAGTCTTGGAACTTCAACGCCCACCCTGCTAACGTGCAGTTGTTCTCGTTAGCATTCCTTGAGACTTCCGTTGCTGTCTGCTTCCCTGATTTCGGCTGGAGCAATTGCAGACCATACATTGCCATCTCGTTTTTCAGAGTTTCAAGTTCTTGACTGGACGCCGTCACCGCTCCGCTGTCCACGCCTACGCTCTTGAGGTCTGCTTGAGCATCCTCGCTCGCAATCATACGTCCAGCCCCAACGACAACATCGCTCTCTGTTCCATCGGCATTGCGGATTCTACCCAAGAGCTTTCCAAACCAGACTGGACGGCGCACATATTCCATTAGTTCACAATGCCCACAGCTTGCAGCCCAATGTCTACGATTCAATTCCGCAAGGTCAATCAAAGCTGGACTTGCTGACATCGGACCTCTCTTGTCTCCTGGCATAAAGACTGACAACGGAATGTAGCCAAGAGGATTCCCGCCCTCTGCTTCAAGCTCGTAGTTTGGATCGCTTCCATGCCGTACGTAGCGTTGCCATTTGTCTTGCCACCAGACATGGACACGAACGACCTCTTGCCTACTCCATTCGCTCAGTTCCGATGGTTCAAGCCCTCTCTCCAGATAACGGAAATGAGTAATTACTTCCTTCCCATCCCGATTCTCTGTCCAGATGTCGAGCACGTCACTCGCCTGGACTTCTACAAGGTAAGGCGACCACCCTTTCTTGGCATCCTCTGCCAATGTCTTTGTTTTCCACACTTCCTCTGTTTCATCGTAGTACTCTGTTGCTCCATCTTGAGACGTGCGTAGCTGTATTGCTGAGTAATCGGCAAGGCAGAAAACTACACCATCTCTCAAGCCATACTCAAAGACTTTGCTTGCCCACGATGTCAGGTTGTCTCCTGCATGGTTCACGTCCTCTGAGAAGAGCTTGAACCTTTCGTCTGCATCGTCTCCTAATGAGACGTTCCGTTGGAACACCTGCCCTTTCATATACTCGACAGTTCTCTTGAAGCTATTGAGCAAAGCAGGGCGGTTCAACCTTGTCTCGTAGGCTAGCGTGCTTTCGCCGTCTCCTTTCTCTACATAGGCTTGACCTGCAAGGCGCATTCCGTCCACGCCGTGATACAGGTCTCGACATAACCTTGCTTTCTCTCGTTGCCAGAGAAATTCCGCTGAAACTGTATCTATCGAAGCTGCTACTGGACTGTTAGAAACTGTTCCTACTTCCATCCTATCCTCCTACCATCGAAGCGAAGTTGTTCTAGTCACACTGGTCGGGCGTTTCATAATCGGGAACTCTTTCACGATGTAATACCCTCCAGCGTCTACGATATGATCATATCCAGATGTCTTATCTGGCTCTCCATCCTTTCCCCATGCTTGTTGTTCCAAGGCTTCTGCATACGATGGGCAACGAGACAGGTTGACAAAATATCTCCTCTCCCCTTGAGCATTACAGAAGAGAGCATTCATACTGTTGACCCTATCTTTCACTGGTGGATTTGCAGAACCAACGCAAACAACAAAGCCAGCATCTCTCAGCAGAGCTAAGTCAGACGTTGACGCATTCACTGACTTTCTACTTTGCCCACTGGCATCGGGATAGATCCTAATCGCACACGTCTGGAGATATCTGCCGTTCTCGTATCTCCAGTACCGTTCCTTGATTTGTCGTATCATGTCTGGTGTATCGTAGACAGATACGATTTCATCCACAGCGTGCGGTTTGCCATTCCTGAGCACGTGAACGACCGCAGCCATCTTCCCCACGTTAAAATCCATTCCGATAAATAATGGCTCGTTTGCTATCACTACTTCCGTGCTTGCATTCTCTGCACGTGAATAAGCTGGGTAAACAGAGCCAGATGTCAGATTGACGAATTGACCATTGATGTATGCGTCAATCAAGTTTTCTGGATATGAAGCTTTCAACGAGGGGATGTAATCTGGTGGTAGATTCTCCTCGTTGTCGTAAGTCGATGCTCTGACCAATCCATACAAGCTTGCTAACTCGGGCTTCTCCCTTACTTGTTTAACAAACGTATTATAAGCAAAACGAAACCCCTCTGGTGTTGTCGTTACATCTATACCATTACGAAGGTTCGGGGCGGAATACCGCATACGAGCAATAATCTTTCTCCACGCATCCCTTGCCTTGACCTCTGGCATGACATCAATTTCATCTATCAGAGCATGACCGAGCTTAAAGCCTACTATCGTCTCAGGTTTATCCATTGAACGACACTTGATGACTCCTCGTGCTGATCCTTCTCCAAACACAAGAACGTCACTCGTAGAACGGCGTATTTCAACGTCAAGCCCCCATTGCTCAAAGCATTCCGTCACTGTTGGATAAAAGATGTCTCGTATCTGAGCATAGGTTGGAGCAAAGTAGCCAGCATCTATCCCTGGATGATTCCAAAAATGGATAGCCAAAGCACAACACCCACACCAGCTTTTCCCTGCCCCGTATCCTGCAAGCAAAAGCCTATACTTGTGAGGCAGAGCCAGAAACTCAGCTTGAGGATTGTTCAGAGTCGGGCGAATTGCTTCTACGGCCATCTTTCACCACAGGTTTAATTTGTATTTTTTTAGGCTCGGCATTATTGCCTCCTTCCCTATCTGTCTCTCTAAAGCCAAGGCGTGTCTTCATTAGGAAAATGAGCATAGTGACGTTCTTATCTTCAACGGCGATTCTATAAGCCGTTTGAGTCAGCTTGCTGTATGCCATGCTCATTCCTTCATCAAGTTCCTCTCTGAAATTCTTAAAGAGGGTCTTCTCTTGGCATCCTACTTGTGCAGCTATATGTTTTGTGGGCACTCCATACATAGACAACGCCTTTACAAGCTTGCTATTTTCTGGGGTCTTCCCTTGAAACCTTGCCATATTTTCCTCTTTTATATGCTGTAGCTAGTTACAGTTTTTTAAACTCCTCTCTAATGATTTTTGGAGTTATCTTTTTGATATCCAAAGAATGGTGATATCTTCCAAATTTAACAACTAGCCTTGTCGCTACTGGACAAGCCATGATAGCATAGGCAGTCTTCCTTACTGTCCCGTCTTGTTTGTATAGTTCTGTTAGCCCACCTGCAGTTTGCTGAGATACCTGCATCCCGATTTGCGTAAACAAAAACTGAAACTCTTTCCCTCCTTTTCTCCAAACATTTATTGCATTAATCAAATCGTCATTCATTCTGCCCACCCACGGGACAAACAAATCTTCTGTGCTTGGAAGATTGTGAGCATTAAACACTCTCTTTCTAAATTTATATCTATCTTTTGGAACTGCTTCTATTGTTTGTAAACAGAAACCTACATTGTTTATTTTTGCAGTATATCCAAACTCAGAAATGATCTTCATTTTCTCATAAAGAATCTTCCCGTTTATACTCTTATTCTTTTTTAATAATGGATTATATGCATAAAAAGTGAAATAGTCATCGTCAAATTGCCAATGTCTTTTTTCTCCCCTCTCTCTACTTATTCTAACAGTCGCATTCCGTACTGGGCATGCCCCTGAAGCTTTATCTTTAAATCCAAAATTATCCATAGGGTCTGTATATTTTATTTCCTTGTACCAATCAAAGACAAGAACTTTATCTCCCCATTTCTTTTGATATTCTGGCAACGTTTCATCATTATTCCCACAAACGATAAACCATTCTCCAGGATAGTTTATTCGTGATAGTGTTTCAGCTGTAACACATTGAGGTCTCCCTTTGCTAATAATATATACAGTATTTAAAATATCTCTACTCATGCTCAATATCTTCCCAGTTTTTATCTACTTGTTCAACGAGCCTAGAGTATCCTTTTTCTATTAGTTTATCTTTATCTAACAACACTAAAGCCAGCTTTTCAAAAGCCTCTTGCTCTTCTTTGTCTGCTTGGTATGCGTAATAGTCTGCAATCTTATCATAATAGAAATTGCATAACCATGCTCTACGAACTTCACATAGCCTTCGGATAGTGTCATCTTTTATCTTAGCTATACAGTCATTAATATCCTGACTATCGTTTTCACTAAAAAGCTCGCTCGGTTTATGGTGAGTATCTTTAGGAGGATATATTACTTCCCCCATTTTAACAGAATATTTATCGTATAGCTCTTTGCTACCATCTTCTTTTTCTTCGATAGTTAAACTTTTCTCAAGTCCTATCAAGTCCACGTCAAAATCTTCCAGCTTGAGGTCTTCGACTTCCAGCTTGAGTAAATCGCTATCCCATTCAGCCCAATTTGCTGATTGATTCGCAAGAAGACGAAAGGCTTTGACTTGGGTTGGAGAAAGCTCGTCTGCAAGAGCAACTGGCACTTCTTTCATCCCCAGCTCTCGTGCAGCTTTGAGTCTGAGATGACCATCAACGACAGTTCCATCGGACTTAGCAACGATAGGAATACGAAACCCAAACTCACGAATTGAAGCCTTCATACGTGGTACAACATCATCGTTCTTCCTCGGGTTTCGTGCATATGCAACGAGCTTGTTTATATCCCACATTTCTACGTGGAGTTTTTGCTCTTCCATGGTTTTCTCCTATGAGTCTATATCGTCTTCTTTCTTCTTTCTCTGCCGTCTGGGCGGTGGTGGAACTTCTGTATCTCTGATTCTGTTCAACAGCCTTTTTTGGATCGCCTCGACTATCTTTCCGCCACCGAAACCACAGAT